GTCCTAATAACTCTGTTTTGTTTGTTTCAGTATTAGAAACAACCCGTTGACTTAATTGATTTGAAATTACTTGTGTACCTTTGCCAGAAGATTTTAATATAATATATTTCTGACTAGAAACAGCATAATTTGTTGGATCTGATAATGCAGAATCTTCTAATGCACTTAATGTGAGAACATAATTCCAAGATCTATAGTCATGTAAAACGTTGTACTCGCTTCCTTTGAGTACCAGTGGTTGATTTCCTGCTAAGATAGTTCCGTTGGCGGCTTCGTTTGTGGTTCCCGGAACTGCACCCTGCTGAGTAGCTATATCCGCTTGATTAGAATCTTGCGCAGTTTTGCGATCGCCTTCTGGGCCCGGAGTTGCCATTTATTAAATTCCTAATACTGATTTTAGTGTAGTGATCTTTGGAATAAAGATCGTTACACCTGGAACTAGATCATACACAGGGTCTTTAATTATATCTTTATTTCTCATAGCAAACACCCACCATAGTTCTGCATTTTGATAATAATCGTATGCTAATAGATCTGGTCTGTGCATATAGATAGGATCTACGACATATTGTATATCGTCGGCTTGGCTTGGAATATCTCTAAATGCGATGACATCTAAGTATCCCTGGCTTTGATCTGTAAAATAATACGGACTTGCTTTATCGTATGTTGATGTCATTATAGATATCCTTTACCTGCTAATTTTCCATTCAGCCATGCATCTACTCCGTAGTTCATAGCTTCGGTTCTACTGTACATTACATTCAATGTTATTGATAATGTGCAACTTGTAGGAACCATTGTGTTTCCGTAACCCATTGTACCTCTACCAACTTGAATATAATCAACACCATCTGGCAACTCTAATTTAAAATCTGCAACAGTTACTGGAATATTTTTAAATTGATAATCACCGTAGGCATCAAATCGACAGATAGGCGGAGGAGATCCTGCGTTTTGATCATTCCCCCATTTCATTTTTGTTAAAGCACGTAGCACATGCTGGCATGCTAGAATATATGCGGCTTCAAATTCATTTTGTGCTGTAAGTTTACCAGATACAGTGATTGGACCAACTGACGAGCTTTGATAATTGTAAAATTGATAGTTACTATGTGTTACTTTATTTTGACTGTATGCCGCTTGAGTCGATGCGCTTACTTGTGGGGTATAGGGAAATAATATCCCACCTAACTGTTTTAGTCTACCCTCTGGTCCGGCCGCTGGTCCTACTAGATAATTGTCTGGTATGCGCAATTTAACTCGCATGTCTAACGAAGAAAATTCTGCTTGGGCGGCCGCAGGAGACTGAGGTACAGAGTTTAGAGGTGTTCGTTGAAGATTGGCTCCTTGTACAAGACTGCGTGTTGCACCTGCTCCTGATTGTGTTGCTTGATCTTTTGCTTGAGATTCTGAATCTATACTTCCATTTCCGCCTAATGGTGCTGGAGGATTTGTTACGCTTTCTGTATTTCCAGATGCGGTGGCCGCCTGTTCTGCGGCTTGAGAAGCCTGTTGAGTTTGTAGTGCCGTATTGTATGCGTCAGTTGCAGTAGCCAATGCATCATTGGCTTCATCAAAATTATCTTGAGCCGCACTAAGAGCATCTTCTGCATCTGTAACATCTTGTTCATCAAGAGGAATGTATTGTTCTTGCTCATCTATCTTTGCATCAATCTCTGTAGTATCCTCACCATTCTCGATAGCAGTTGCTTGTTCTTTTTGTAGATCTTGTAAAATATGCTGGTCGGCTAATAGACCAACATTTGCATTATCTAGTGCTTGTTGTGCCGAGTCGAGAGTTTTCTTTGCAGAATTAGAATTGTTTTGTGCTTCGGTTAGTGCATCAGATGCAATTTTAAGATCTGCATTTGCTTGAGCAAGCGGTACAGGAGGCGTTGGACTAGGAGTTGAACTAGTTGTACCATCGGGGTTAGTTGTTAATGTGCTTCCATCGTCAAATGTTTGTACTGTCGTGCCACCGTCATCAACTGCTGTGTTGGCACCCGGTTCTCCGCTTGGATTTGTGCCTTCGTTTGTAGGGCCTTCATCAATGCCCGGAGTAACAGTAGCAGTATCAGCAGGAGTTGTAGTTCCTGAATTTCCAACTGCATCGGTTGGTTGACCGGCGGGCGGTAACTGAGAGTACTGTATGTTTGCCGCATTTATTTGTTCGTTAAGGGTGGCCCGCTGTGCTGTTAATGCTTCAGCTGTGGAAGTATCACCAGAGGCAGTTGCGTGAAAAATCTGAGTCCCAAGGGCAGAATCTTGATTCTGCAAATCTATAATTTTGTTAGATAACGCTTCTTGATCTGGTGTTAGAGTAGTAGCCATAGTTTATTCCTGTACGTTATTTACCCAGATAAATAATGTGTGCAGTTAATCACATCTTACAAAATGGTTGACTCTCCTGTAAACATTATGTTACAATACTAACTGTAGGAGAAAAATAATGACCGGTATAATAACAACAAGAAAGGTCAAGTATCTCAATAACCGAGATCTACTTGCTGAGATTCACAAAAGTAAGAATTCATATAGCAGTTTTACCAAACCCGAATATCACCAATACGATATAATTTTAACTAATTTGGATAAAGTTAACATTAGAACTATTGCAGATGCTAAACGTGCAAGAGCTAAACGTATAGGATTAGAAATATTCAACAAAGCTAAACTAGCTGGGGATAAAAAAGTCAAACTAGCAGAGGTAACTCCAGACTATAAGACTATTCCAAAAACAGATGTCATCATTCGTATAATGACATTCGAACATATTCCTCTAGCACCAGGTCGTAAAAAGACAGTAAAAAGTACCGCAGACGGACACGATAAAGTAAACTTTCCCCCATTCCAACACTGGAAATTCAACGATGCAGATCAATTAGTGTGTGTAGGTAAGAGTCACTGGAAAGGTGGCATTAAAACAGGTAAGTTTTCCAAGGACCACGGACGTATTACAGAAAACTTAGGTAAAATGTATATCAAACTTTCAGAGCGATATGCACAGCGTAGCAACTGGCGCGGTTATACCTACATTGAAGAGATGCGCGGACAAGCCATTTTACAGTTAAGCCAAATTGGCCTACAGTTTGATGAATCCAAATCAGAAAATCCATTTGCATACTACACGGCGGCTGTTACTAATAGTTTCACTAGAGTATTAAACATTGAAAAGAAAATGCAAAATATTCGAGATGACATGTTAGAAGAAGCAGGACTAACTCCAAGTATGACTCGTCAAACTAGAGATGAATTTGCCGAAGAGGTTGCACGTCAGGCTGAAATATACAAGAACCTGCGTATGCCAAAATCCGAAGAGGCACCAGAAGAAGGCGAATCAGAGGCTTGATCTTTGCCATTTTACCTGCTATACTAACTGTAGGAGAAAATATAGATGGGACTTTTTAAGAAGGCCGCGTGTTTTACTGATATCCATTTTGGATTGAAGTCTAACAGCCAAACGCACAACTTGGATTGTGAGGAATTTGTTGATTGGTTCATTCAACAAGCCAAAGAACAAAATTGCGAAACAGCAATTTTTTTAGGAGATTGGCATCACAACCGTAACTCGATCAACCTAACAACTCTAGATGCTAGCATTAGAAGTCTAGAGAAGTTAGGTGCCGCATTTGAACAATTTTTTTGGTTTCCTGGGAATCATGATTTATTTTATAAAGACAAGCGTAGTGTTCATAGCAGTAGTTTTGGCAAGCATATTCCTGGCGTTACTGTTGTCGACTCCATCCTTACTACCGGTGATGTTACCTTTGTCCCCTGGTTGATAGGCGATGAATGGAAGACCATGCGCAACTTGAAAAGCAAGTATGTGTTTGGACACTTTGAACTTCCCAACTTCTTTATGAACGCTATGGTGCAGATGCCAGATCACGGCGAATTACGAGCCGAAGATTTTAGTAGTCCAGACTATGTATTCTCAGGACACTTTCATAAACGCCAAGTTAATCAGAAAGTTCAATACATCGGTAATGCGTTTCCGCATAACTTTGCAGATGCGTGGGATGACGATCGAGGTATGATGACTTTAGAGTGGGGCGGTGAGCCTCAATATCAGACCTGGGAGGATGCGCCCAAGTTCCGAGTTATCAAATTATCAGAATTAATCGATAAGAAAGACGATATCATGAAATCTAAGATGTACTTAAAGGTACATTTAGATATAGACATCAGCTTTGAGGAAGCTAATTTTATCAAAGAAGAGTTTACAAACAATTATGATATTCGTGAAATGAGTTTGATACAGGAGAAAAACAACTTAGAAGGTACTATCGACGATAATCCAGATGCCAAGTTTGAATCAGTTGACCAAATTGTTAGTGAACAGCTGATTAATATCGAATCTGATGCCTTTGACAAATCGCTATTACTGAATATCTATCATAACTTATGACATTTAATATAAAGAACATAACGGGGAATACATAAATACTTTTTTAGGAGTATATTATGCCAAGAGGCGGATTTCGTTATAAAAGAACATTTACAGAGGATGAACTAAAATTGATTGCTAACCCAAATATATCACTTACGAATCTATGTGAGTTAGTTAATGCTTCTATGCCAACTATAAGTAAACTGCGAAAAGACCTTGGAGTGACTACTATTAAAGGTAGACGAGCAGGATCAGTTGTTCCGCAACAGCGACGAACTATTCAGTGTGTCTGTCAGAACCCGGATTGTAAAAAAAAATTTAGTTCAATAAAATCGGTTCCTCGAAAATATTGTAGCCATTTGTGTCATATCACTGTATACAACCCCGGAGTAAAAGGTGTCGGTAACGGAAAGATGCGTAATCCAAATACTCCAGAATATAGGAGATATGTAAGACAGGTTCACGGATTAAGTCAAAAAGTATATGAACAAAATATAGATATCATTAATCCAGAACGACATCCTCGAACGCTATGCGGAGTCGAAGGCGGATGGCAATTAGATCATATTATTCCTATTAAGGAATGTTTTGAAAAAGGTATAACAACAGAAGAGGCATCGGCAATTACTAATCTCCGAATGCTTCCGTGGAAAGATAATCTTATGAGACAATACAAAAATGTTTAAGATCCGTAATATAACTGTGAAGAATTTTCTCTCCGTCGGTAACCAAACTCAGGCCGTAGATTTTGACAAAGAACATCTAACACTAGTGCTGGGCGAGAACCTAGACTTGGGTGGGGATGACAGCGGAAGTCGCAACGGTACTGGTAAAACTACCATGATCAATGCTCTCAGCTATGCATTGTACGGACAGGCATTAACAAACATCCGTAAAGAGAATTTGATCAATAAAACCAATGCAAAAAACATGCTGGTTACAGTAGAGTTTGATGTTAACGGCACAGCATATCGCATCGAGCGGGGTCGTAAACCCAATGTTTTAAAGTTATATGTCAACGATCAAGAACAAACCGCAGATGACGATGGGGAAGATGATGCACAGGGCGATAGCCGAGAAACCCAAAAACACATAGAACAATTACTAGGTATGAGCCACCTGATGTTTAAACATTTGGTAGCTTTAAACACCTACACAGAACCGTTTTTGAGTCTTAAAGCGGCAGATCAGCGTGAGATCATTGAGCAACTATTAGGGATAACTCTGTTATCAGAGAAAGCAGAAAGCCTTAAATCGCAAATGAAAGACACAAAAGATGCGATTACAAGCGAAACTGCAAAGATCGAAGCTATCAAAACAGCTAACGAAAACGTTCAAAAGAGCATCGACAGCCTAGTTTTAAAGAGTTCTGCTTGGGAAAACAAGAAGCAAAGCGATGTTGAAAACCTAAGTAAAGCTATTATGCAGTTATCTAGCGTAGATATTGACGCAGAATTGCTAGCGCATACTAATTTAAAGAAGTGGACTGAAGATAATACTAAACTTCGCAATCTAATCAAGCAGAAATCGCAATTAGAAGCCGCAGTTATTCAAGCAGAAAAGACCCGCAACAAATACAAAAAAGAGCTAGATGATCTAGCAAATAAAACATGTCCTGCTTGTGAACAAGATCTCCACGATCACAAACACGAAGAAATGACTGTAACTGCTAATAAAAATTTATCAGAAGCACAAACATATCTAGATAAAGTGTTTAATGATACTGCAAAGATCAATAGAGAAATACAAGACGTTGGTATTATTAATAGACAGCCTATAACTTTTTACGAAACTGAAGCAGAAGCACTTGGTCATAAAAATAACTTAGACGGATTAGAGAAAAGTCTAATCTCTAGAGCAGATGATCCCAATCCCTACGACGAACAAATAGAAGAACTTAAAAGTACTGCTATACAAGAAATCACTTGGGATACAATAAATGATCTAACCCGTATTAAAGATCATCAAGAGTTCTTGTATAAGCTATTGACCAATAAAGATAGCTTTGTTCGTAAGAAGATCATTGATCAAAACTTAACATACTTGAATAAGAGATTGAGTTATTACATCGACAAAATCGGATTACCACACACAGTTACATTTAAAAACGACCTTAACGTAGAAATTACACAGTTTGGACAGGATCTAGACTTTGATAATCTAAGTCGAGGTGAACGCAATAGACTTATCTTAAGCCTGAGCTGGGCATTCCGTGACGTATGGGAAAACTTGTATCAACATATTAACTTGTTATTCATCGACGAGTTAATTGACGCAGGTATGGATGCGGCCGGAGTTGAAGCCGGTGTAGCTGTCTTGAAGAAGATGTCTCGCGAAAGAAACAAGAACATTTACTTAATTTCACATAAAGATGAGTTGATTGGTCGAGTAAACACCGTGCTTCGTGTTATCAAAGAGAACGGTTTTACCTTTTACTCAAACGATGTGGATGTTATCGAAACATAATGCTAAACAAATACAACGAGCTTCATGAAAAGATGTTTACTCAGCTAGTTGAATGGTACAATGTACATCAATACTGGTCGAGAAAGCCCACTTACGAAAAAGCAGTTGTACTACGCATGGCTTTGAAAGCCTTGCGCGAAACAGAAAAAGAAATAATGGACGAAATCCAAGTAGTCAAAAGAGCAGTTAGAGAAAAAAATCAAGCAACCAAGGAAAAGAATAATGAGCGCAACAATTGAATCAATCAAATCAGCAATCGCAATGTGGGAATCAGAAGATGCAAAGTTTACTAAAGGCAATTCAGCCGCAGGTACACGTGCTCGCAAGGCGTTGGCAGAAGTAGGCAAGTTAATCAAAGCTCGCCGTAACGAAATCACTGAAGAGAAAAATGCTCGCAAGGAGGCCAAGACTGCTTAATGTCTTGGACTTATCAAGGAAATCTAGTTGAAGAACTACCCGAGGACTGTGTTGGATTTGTTTATCTAATCACTAACACAGTCACGGGGCGTAAGTATGTTGGAAAAAAATTGGCTAAGTTTGCCAAGACCACATACAAGACCGTAAAACTCAAGAATGGCAAGAAGAAAAAGAAACGTATTAGAGGTAAAGTAGACAGCGACTGGCAAACTTACTACGGAAGCAGTCCCAATCTAACAGCAGACATAGAATTATTAGGCACAGACAAATTTACCCGCGAAATATTATATTACTGTAAATCAAAATCAGCAACATCGTACATTGAGGCCCGCGAACAATTCGACCGCAAAGTATTAGAATCAGACGACTATTATAACGGACACATACAGGTCCGTGTACATGGCTCACACATAAAAGACAAAATCTAGGCTCTCTAACAGTAAAAGCTAGCACAGGCTAACATCGTGTGCCCACGCCAACTCGATAATAAGAGGGACGGAATTCTCTGCGCTGTACAGAGTACTCAACTACCATCCTTAACAGGACGTCGATCGCAAATGCCGCGGTTTAGTTGTTTGAAAAGAGTGAAAAAGAGCTAAAATGAGGGGACAGAGAAGCCCCGAGTTATTGGACAGGATCGCATCTGTGTAATAACTGCCGTCAGTAAAGACGTAGCTAGTGGTACAGGCTGACCGCCACGGTAATGCTACAATGCGATGTGACTTGCGTACTCAGATAATGTCAAGTTTTTCTTAGCCCGGGCAGGGCTAAGTGTGACCATTATATCTAGATAATATCTTAACTGCTTCGCAGTTCTATAATGCTCTATAATTAGATATAGAAATAGCTTCAAGCGATAGCGCAGAAGCATGTGAGCGTTAGCTCACATAAGTACTTAAAATCACTTTTTGAGTTAAATAAAAGAGCAAATTATCATATTGGAGTTATCTAATGCGTATTGAAGAACTATTAATAGAAAATCAAGATCTCGAAGAAGGTCCTCTTGGAACTGTTGGTCGAGCTGTAGGCGATTTTGCCGGCGGAGCCGCTAATGCAGTTGGTGCTACTATCGGTGGAATCCGTGGTGTTGGGGACAAATTTAAACAGGGATTCAATTCAGGACGCAAATATGTAAATGGCGTTGATAAAGGCGCACAAAATCCTAAATCTCCATATTATGATCTAACAGGTATTGCTCCAGACGGACAGCAAGGTGCTGGACAACAGCAAGCTGGCGGTCAACAGCAAGCTGGCGGTGTTCAAGGACAGGATCCAAATCAATTACGTCAACAAGGTAAAGCTCTAATACAACAAGCTGATGAGTTAGAAAAACAACAAAAATCTCAACAGCAACAACAGCAGTCTAATACACAGCAACAAAATACACAACAAGCTCAAAATACATCAGGTGGCGTCCCTACAGGATCTGCTAGCAATGCAGACGGCGGATCTAATGCACCTGCTAATACACAGCAACAACAGCAACAAAATACAGCACCGGCTAATGCAACACAACCTCCAGCAGATGCTAACGCTACACCACAGCCTAATGCTACGCAACCACCGGCTAATGCTAATGCAAATCCTCCGGCAGATGCTAATGCAACACCACCAGCAGGCACAACACCTCCTGCAAATAATCAACAACAGCAAAAACAAGCCGGCGATCAAAGAGATGCTAAATCAGTAGCGGCCGCAACGAAGGCTAGATTACAAGGCCAAAGACAAGCAGGTACAAGTATGGCCAAGTCAGCTGGAAACAATTTTAGTAATTGGGTAGGAGGCAGTCCTAACTATAAAGGATTTGACGCACAAGGGAACGCTATTCCAAACAAGATCAAGCGTGAAGATATGATGTTTAAGAGTAGATTCTTAGAAGGTTGGATTTAATTCACTGGCACATAAACAAAAGCCTGCAGAAGCAGGCTTTTTTATTGATTAAAAGAATGGTAGTCGAGTTTCTTTAGTAGTTTCTAAATTTTCAGTAATGATTTCACTCATTAGCTCTCGCTGTATACTATCAGTTGCAAACATTTCATCGAGGGTAACTCCTCCTCTCATATACCAACAGAACTTTAGTATTTCTTTTGTTATAGCTCTTGATTCTCTTTCCATGTCGTCGGCTAGTTTAAGTATTTCGGCCATGGATAGGCTCAAGAGCTTTATGCGAAAAAACTTGCGTAGTCAAACACTATAGGTAATTCTACTACATTAGGTTTTTCTGGATCTTGGCTAAGGTTAATATTCATGGGTTTGATGCTGTTAGTTTCTCGCATCTTATCTAAACGATCTTTAACAGCATCAAAAACTTCTTTGTCACTGTTTTCCATAAATTCCTTAATGAAATCAGAATCCTCAGTTGACCCTGCATCTGAATCGATTTTATAGATACACTGATTGATAATACCAACTGTGATATCAGTTAATCGTTTAAAACTTTCTCTAAAATATTCTAGACGCTGTTCTTCGCTTAAACTTTCATCCTTGACGATTTTCATAATACGTTGACTTTCAAACTCAGCCAAATTATTACCTGTTGCTGTTTTGTAATCCAAAGGACGGATATACATTACTAGATTTTCTTTAACTTCGATGCGTTCGTCCCATGTGATGCTGGCCTGTAATTGATCTAAAATAGTGCGTAGATCGATTTCAAATTCTCCGCTACCTCCTTCTAGTTCCGCATGTGTTACCTGCAACGGCATCATATGTCCGTAGGTAGCCATTCTAATAGCTATCAATATTACATCGATATCGATGCTAGGGCATGCCCAAGCATTTTTTATGTTAGGCATACAACTGTGTATAACATCTACTATGGCCTGTCCGTTGATCAATGCATCTGGCGTTTTAAGAACCAATTCGTCTTTAGCAGTCATCGAATATATTGGATATTCGCCGTTGACACTGACGTTTATTGCGCCCTCGGGCCAATACTTGCCGCCGCTAGGTAGCTTGATGTAGATCTTAGGTTGGCGCATGTGAACTAGCAGAGGGTTTTGTTTTTTCTCTACTGTAGGTTTAGTATCCATTTTTTTCTCCGAATAAATAACTTACTAATGTGTGATTGTATTTATATACCACTATAACCAAGGAAATTAAATGGCGGCAGTATCAGGAACCCTAGGAGGACAACCAGTTGTTTTAGACAACATGGCTTCGGAAGAAACCCTAAAAGCCATTCTAGCGGCCCTTAAAGGACAAGCAAAAGCGGGTGCAACCGCGGCAGGTGCCGGCGGTGGTGGTGACAAAGGTGTTTCCGGACTAGGAAAAGCCGCAAGTGCCGCAGGTGAATCCATGGGCGTACTTGGTAAAGTTGCAGGCATGGCTACTGGTGGTCTAGGGTTTGTATTCAAAGCACTTACTGGTATTGGTGGCATGTTGCTAAAAGGTTTTGGTGCAGTACTTGGTGCTGTATTCGAAGCTGGTAAAGCTCTTGCAAAACTAGGCATGGAAGCAATGGACGGACATCTACGCATGAGTCAGTTCTTTGATGCTTTCAAAGATATGCCAATCGTGGGTACTGTTGCAGGTCTATTTGCACAACTAGCAAAAATCCAAGAAGAAGAATTAGATGCTTTCCGTAGAATGTCTAAAACAGGTGTTGGATTTGAAGGCGATCTAAGAAGAATAAGAACTGCTTCGTTAGATATGGGCGTAAGTCTAACAGAATTTACAGGCATTATGAAAAATGCACAAGACACATTCCGTGGCCTTGGTGGTAATGCAGAAGACGGAGCAAAAGCATTTGTCAAACTATCAAGTCAATTGCGCCAATCAGGTGCGGGCGACAGTTTACGTGCTCTAGGTATGAGTGCAGAAGACAGCGCCAACGAAATGGCATTGTTTGTGAGAAACAATGGCGGATTGACTGCCGCACAGAAAAAAGATTATCAAGGTGTTGCAAATTCTGTTGCAGAATATGCAAAACAAACAGACAGGCTAGCTAAACTTACTGGTCAAAGTTCAGAAGAAATTGAAAAGAAAATGGCCAAGGAAGCACAAGACGAGGCTTGGCAAGCAACACTTCAAGGCATGGACGAAAAAGATCGCGAAGCCGCTAACGAAGCTCTTAAGGTTGCACTAGCAACTGGTGGACAAGGTGCTGTTGATGCACTGAAAGCCAAGATGATGGGCTTACCTCCAATGACCGAAGCAGGACAAAACTTTGTATCGATGAGCGGTGAAGCTAGCAAACGTCTAGAAGAAATGGAAGCTGTTACAAAGAGTAACATGAGTGCAGAAGAAAAACGTCAGAAGCTAGAAGAGCTTGGCGCAAAACTACAACTCGACCGAGCACACGATGCAGAAAAAATAGGAATTAAAACACTACAGGCAATGGCCGCCCAAGGCGATCAAAATGCTATAGCTATGTTAAAAGCCAGCAACGATATGAGTAAAGCTGGTATTACTACATACGAAGGTGCTGTAGATAATTTAAAGAAAGTAAACGAAGCCCAAGAAAAACAAATGCATAGTGCCGCCGCCATGGCCGCAAATGCAGAAAATGATTTACAAGCAATGGGCAAAGCGATATATGCAGTTATAGGTCCGCTGTTAGATGCAGTGATGCCTCTAATGAATGGCATGGTTAAGACATTTACAGATTGGATATCGGGTCCAAACGGACAGGCAAGGTTAGAACAGTTTGGCTCTTATGTAAAAGAGATGATTGGTAAGTTAGTAGACTACGGCAAGAATCTATTCAGCAAAGAAGGTCGAGACAAGATAATGAATGATGTTATGTTCTTCTTTAAAAACTTATGGATCGATATCAAACTTGCGATAGCAAAATCTATCCCCGGTGGTAGTTTATTCTTTGATGAGAAAGATGCAAAAGCGCAACGCGATGCGTTAGACAAAGAAAAAGAAGCAATGGACACTAGAGCCAAAGCCGCAACAGAAAATGCAATGCACGAAGGCGATATTGCGGCCGCTAAGTTAAAAATGGAACAAGGCGGAATAGCTAAAGCTGAAGAAGCTCAAAAGAAACTATTGAACGACAACTTGGCTGAAAAAGAAAAATTAAACAAGATGGAAGACAGTGAAGCCAAGCGAGATTTAATTGAGAAACTGGCACTAAAAGAAAAAGAATATAAAGACAATCAACGAATAATCGATTCCGCAAAAAACATGAAGGAAGAGCAGGCTAAACAACAAATAGCAGATGCGGCAAAAAATAAAGCCATAGTTGATGAACAAAATAAAAAACTTGCGGCACCTGCTAATCCTAAACCAGATGATAATTCTGAAGATTTTGATTACAGTACTGCTATGGCTACCGGCGGTAGTTTATCATCAGGAAAAACCGCAATGGTGGGAGAACAAGGACCTGAAATTATCAAAGGACCTGCAAGTGTAACATCTACCCAAGAAACAAAAAATCTAATTGACGGCCAGAATGCTGTTGTTGCGGCCTTAAACATGTTAAATATGCAAACAGCAAAACTAATTGCTCTAAATGCCGAGCAAGAAAAACATCAGAAAGTTATGTCCGATAAGCTGGCATGGACAGGAAACTTGTTTGAATAAGGATTAATATATGGCTTGGAAAAAGTATTTCACACCGGTTTCTACCACAGGACAATTAGGTCCTATTAGTGGAGGATCCGGTCCATCTCCTGCAAGAACAAACTATTCAAGCTATCTTCCAGACGTCTATTCAGGACATCCAAATCGTTTAGAACGTTATGGTCAATATGACACAATGGATACTGATTCAGAAGTTAACGCGGCCTTTGATATCCTAGCTGAATTCTGCTCGCAGATGAACGATGAGAACATGACTCCGTTCCAAATTGAATTTAAAGAAAAAGCAACTAGTACTGAAATCAAAGTTATTTCAAAATATCTACAACAGTGGACCAAGCTAAACAAATTTGATACACGCATTTTTAAAATCGTTCGTAACGCATTTAAGTATGGCGATAGTTTCTTTGTGCGTGATCCAGAAACACAAGCATGGATGTATATTGATCCTAGTAAAGTAGATAAGATTATCGTTAACGAAAGCGACGGTAAAAAACCCGAACAGTATGTAATTCGCGATATCAATCCAAATTTACAAAGCCTATCAGCGACACAGATTCAACCCACTGCCGGTGATAGTGGCGGATTTGGAAGCGGACAATACAATCAAGCAGGCGCACAACAGCGTGGTATGACTGGTAGTTATGGCGCAAATGGCGGTGCAGGCGGGTCTGGAAGCAGATTCATGCAACAGCAAAACCAGTGGG